CGATTAACGTGGGCTTAACATCATCTGTTTGGTTAACAATACGTACCATGTATGGAGCCTTACGACCATCATACTCACGGAAGATATCAATCAATCCATCTTGGAGGAATGTTTCAAGCAGTAAGTCTCCAAGAGATAGAGTAGATTTGATGTTGTGTTCATCAGTGCCGATAGCTCTTGCAATTCGTTTACCGATAAGGTCTGAAGCGAAAGTGAGTTTAACTGAAGCGGAATGCGTTGCATTCTTGTTGCGAATACAGTATCGTAGTAGGGTATCCCATGATTCATTAATAAACCTTTCTAAGTCATATTCCCATGTGGGGTGGTAAGCAAGGAGACGCGCACCCTCATTGTAGATCTTATCTGAGTTTAATACTACCTTGGCTACACGTTCAGTAAGATATTGAGTTGGATTCATTTTGTTATTCGAAGTCCACAAAAGAAGTTTGTTTGAGACGACCTGTTTTAGTATCATAAGAGGTACTACCACAGTCACCAGTGCGACCAGTAAAGCGGCACTTTAGAACACGAAGTTTGATTGTGTTACGGACTTGTTCCATTTCAGCAACCATGTTACGGCAGAAGGCAATGATATCAAATGAGATTTGTTTGATAGAGCCTGAGCCTTTGATGTCATCGATAGAGGGCATATGACCTTCTTCAAATGGCTTTTCACCTTTACGTAAGTGAGATACAACACCTAACCAGATGTTATGCTTCTTAGTAATCTTAAGCAAGTCAGACATGAAGGAGTCAACTGCTTCGTTACCTGTTTTACCTTTAGTACCTTCAGATACAGCAATAGTAATGTGGTCAAGGATAATGTACTTACAACCCATTAAAGCCAAGTGTTCTAGCTTATCAATGAGTGACTCATCACCTACAGAACCTTGGTGATCTAGTAGTACTAAGCGTTCATCACCGAACACTTGCTCATATGCAGCACGTTGCTCTTTTTCAGGTACATCATTGTTGTTGAGAGTCTTTTGGAGTTGCATACCAATGAACTTCTCAGCGGTATCACCAATAGATTCTTCAAGTGAGACCATACCTACCATGTCTTGAGTCTTGTTTAGAATCTCTAACACGATCTCTTTAATAACAGTAGATTTACCTGAGCCTGTACCTGAAGTAAACAAAACAATCTCACCCAAGCGCATACCGAAGAGCTTGTCATTAAGGGAGTTAAGACATTCAGGATAGGGTAGGGATGTAATAGTCTGTTTGAGCTTGAATTGATCCCATACTGCTTCACCCTTGACTACATCTGAGGGACTATAGGTAGCTGCATTAAATATACAGTTCATTAGAGCAGCAGAACCTTGTTTGATTAGTACATCACAAGGGTCTTTCTCAGGTAACGTAGCAATCTTTACCTTATCATAGCCGATAATCTTAGCAGCAGCTTGAGTAGCTTTCTGACCGGGTTCATCGTTATCAAACATTAATACGACTTCATCAAAGCTACGTAACCATTCACGTTGTTCGAGAATCATTGATGTAGCAGATGCAGAAGGTAGTGCTACCGCTGGATAGAACCTTTGGTACTTATCGTATTGGGCTTGCGCCACAGCGAGCGCATCAAGCTCTCCTTCACATATGACGATTCGTTTACCACCAGTAGCTGTTGCTTGTCCAAAGAGTTGTACCCCTTTAAAGTCACCGTGGATGACAAATGACTTAGGTAGCTTTCGTTCTTTGTAAGCCACGACCATTCCATCTTTAGTGTAAGGATAAAAATGGCTAGCCATAGTACCGTCTTCAGCGTAAGATACCTTAACGCCGTAGTAAGCTGATACCACTTTAGTGATACCTCGTTCTTGAAATCCTCGTGTGTCATAGCTATTAATCTCCGATAGTGTGTGCATGTTGTAGTCTTCAGTGTGATATTCAGTTGGTGTATAGGTTGGGTCGATTGGAGATGACTTTTGGCAGCTAAAGCAGAAGCCATGTGTGTCATCTTCTTTATAGCTAAATGCATCTGATGATGAACATTTAGGACACGGAGCGTGGATCCATCGTGACATGTTAATTCCAGTACTTGTCTTCTTGAAGTTCTCTTAAACGGTTTCTACGTTCATGAGCTTGTTGTTGTGTTTGTTTCTTTTCTTTAAACTTATTTTTGAATTCATCCTTTAATGAGACCTCATCCTCATATTGGACATTCTTAATTGGTTTTGTTTTAGGGTTCTTACTCATACGATTTAGGTTTTAAAAACTTTACTGCTCCAATGTTACCGTTGTACCAGAGACGTTCTCCATTGGGAAGCTCATCTCTAGACAACACTTCACACGCCCACTGTTCAGATACTTCACTGTACGTAAGATCACCCGGCCCGATACACCAGCGGTAAATGAGAAATGTGAAGTGGTCACTTCCGTATTCGTTGATGTCGTCAAGCAACTCTCTGCAAGAAGAAAGATAGGTTCTCCAATCAGACTCTTTGCGAGTGACAGTACGGCGGCTTGCTCCGGGTTTAAGTTTTCTTGAGACACTTATTAATTGCTTTCTTCCAATGTACCGTCTTCCTGTTTCAAGGTTTTCGATGTAGTAGATGAATCCAAAGGCATCTTCTGGTCTGTCTGTGAGGGTGTGCCAATGTCCGTAGTCCATGTCAATCGTTCTTTCAGTTCTTCAAAGGTAAGAGGGCGTAAATCATCAAGGCGTTCTCTCATGTAGATGCAATTAGCACACTTAAGGAAGTTATTATGCCAAGTTTCTGGTTGTTTAGCTTTCCAGAGATCAATGACCTTATTCCACAGTAGGTTATTAGGTGTATCTTTAGTAAGCTTAATAGCAGTCTTCTCACCTACACCACGTAGTCCTTGGATGTTATCTGTAGCATCTCCTGTGAGTATCTGCATCATCAAAAAGCGGTAAGCCTCTGAATCATCCATGAAGTAAAACTCTTTCTTACGAAAGTTGTAGTGCCAACCTGGAATACAGTTAAGGTCTTTATCGATATGAGCTACTACATAAGGACGACCCTCATCTAGAGCTTTCTTAGCGTAGATAGAACAGTAGTCATCAGCCTCACCGTCCTCACCTTTAGTACAGAACTCTTCGGCATACTCATATAGCTTCTCGATACGCTCTTTGATCTCTGGTTCGATAGTATCCTTACGAGTGTTCTTATATTCAGGGTCACAGATGTACCTGAAGTTGTTAGAACCTTTCATGAAGATAAGAGCAGAACCAGAGTCAGTATGCTCAATAATTTCTTTGATGAAGTTATCAAGGTACTTCTTAGCTAATGACGGTGAAGGAGTAGTGAAGGCAATCTGATAAATGATACTATCAACGTCAATGATTACTTCTTCAAAGTTATGTTCAGTATCAGACATCACCTAACCATTTCTCCATGTCGAGCATTCGACCTGCTTTAAAGGCGTCAGCAATAGACTCATAAGCAAAACCTGCAATCACGAATGGTGATACAAGAATTAAATAAGTTGTAGCTGCTAAAATACGAATAATAATTTGTAATGATTTAATGAACTTCTGCATATGTTTTTCCAATGTGAGCGTCACCGCCCATACAATTAATACCAAACCACTTAGGCGCTTCAGTGAACGCTTCAATAGATAACTCTTTTACTTCCTGCTCATACTGTTCAGGAACCACGATAGCGAATTCATCATGGTAATGTAGAGCAAAGTAGTGAGGGATTCTACGTCTACGCATCTCATCTTGCATGTATACTGCTGCAGCTTTACATGTGATACCTTCTGCTGTTTGGAGTACATAGTTTAATACCTGATGACCTGAGTTGACGAACACAATACGCCCATCGAGACCACGGACCCACCCATTTCCTTTTCCGAAAGCTTGTTCTGTTCTTTCGAACTGACCTGTAAGCTTGTCTCTAAGTTCTTTGAGTCCTGGGATTGAGTTTTCAAACTTTCCGATAGCTTCTTGTCCGACTTTAGCATCTCGCTTTCCTGTGAGAATGAGTCCGAGCTTTGCAGCACCACCGCCAAATAGGAAAGCATAAAGAAAAGGCTTAGCGAGCTTACGATTAACACCAAGAGCATTGGCATTTCGTGTATGAACATCTCCATTGATTACCTCATTAGTAAAATCATCGTTACCGATATAGTGACAAAGACCACGCATTTGATTACCAGCAGAGTCAGCACCGATAATGACTGTCCCAGGCTCACACTGCAATAATCCACGCATCTCTTTGCCGTAAACAGCGTCAACACTAGGTAGATTAGCAATAACCTCGTGGCGACACCTAAAGGTAGGAGTACCAATAGTCCACATACGACCATGAAGACGGTGGTCTGGGTGTTCTGTTGATTCACGGATCCATCCTTCTAAGATACCTTTGCGAGCACGTAGGGTGTAGTACTCGCTGATTAAGGGAGCGCCACCACCAAGAACTTCTAATGAGCTTTCTGTAATCTTAGGTGATTTGTTAACGAATTTACCATTGATACGTTCAACGTTCCATTCATCAGGTACCCATCCGATAGAGTACAAGTAGTCTTTTACTACTTCAATACTACCCACTTTACCTTGTTCAAAGGAGATTCTAGAATACGGGCCTTCAATCGGACGAGTTGTCTTACCTGCTTCTTGGTCATATCCGAAGTGACGTACAGTGGCCACAGTGTAGCACCCATCTTTACGCCATGCTGGTGTTTTGAATTCATCAGGCTTATCTTTCTTGATACAACGTAGACCAATCAGAGGCTCTAGTACACCTTCAATACGTTCCATTTCGTTATTCATACGAGTCAATAACGTTTGAGCGCCAGCCATATCAAAGACCCAACCCTTATTACGGATATCAGCTTCAATAGCAGCAAAGCGATTTTCTACGTCAAGACCTTTAGCATACATAGGGAACTTACCGATGATTTTCTTAGCTTCTTCCACTAAGACCTTGTACACCTTAACGTTTAGTTCAACGTCACGGATACAGTAGGTAAGCATTTCTTGAGTGAAGCCACCTTCCCAGTCATTGAACTCTAGCTTAGGGAATCCAAGCTTAGAACCCCAACCTTCGAGACCATGCTTATGATCACGTTTGAATTGGTTAGTCTGAGACATAATCCAAGTGTCAATAACCTTTACAGACTCGGGTGGTACCCATCCCGTAAGATGTTTAATGACCACCAGATCATAGCCAATAAAGTTATGACCGTAGATGATATCAGCAGTGCTAATGAAATCCAAACCGTCAGATAGAGAAGGTAAGTTAGAGTCATAGTCAGAGAATGAGTGTACTTCTCCAGTGTCTGAGTTGATAGCAACCATACACCAGATTTTATTTACATGAGGCATAAGACCATTAGTCTCAATGTCTACACATAGCCTTAGTTTAGTCATAATAGTTTGTCTGCATACATGGTTGTATAGAAGTGTTCAAAGACACGGGCTTCAACCTCACATGGGTCAAAGAAATAAGATTCACGAGATGATTCTTTATCGTATTTACACTTAGGAACCCTGAATCCATCACGACCAGTTAAGTGCTGGCATACATGAACGAATTCATGACACATAATGTATAAGAATAGTTGCTTAGTGAAGTAGTTGTTTTCCCAGTCACTAAGATATGGATCACGAATCTGTACTAAGATACGACCAGCATTATCTTCACCGTGAATAGTCATACCCATTTCTTCGTTGTCATCTGCGTATTCAATACAAGCAATACTAATCTTGTATTTATCTTTAGTTACTTCTACGCTGAATCGATTAGAGTAGTCAGCTAAGATACTATAAAATACCTTAGCGACTTGATCTTCAGCAGCAGGTAAGCAAGCTACTTCTAACTGAATGTTAGGGAATCGTTTATCCTTCCGCATTTACTTTACTCCATGTAACGTTAGGCGAACCTAACTCAGTTAGTTCTTCAGCCATTTGCATTAAGAGTTCATTGAAGCTCTCAATAGTCTCTTGTTGTTCCTTGATTTGATATTGTAGGTACACAATATAAAACAATGAACCTAAGAGAAGGAAGTTTGTCCATCCTTCTGTAAGCATTAGTTTAATCCTGTTTTAGCTAACCAAGCAGGGTCAGCGAGACTGTTCTGAGGTAATGTTTGATTGATACCTACCCCTACTTTACGTAAGAACTCAACACCATCAAGGCATTTATAGTTATCCCGATAGACTACTCGTTTAATTCCCACACTAAAAATAAGTTTAGCGCAATCAATACAAGGAGAGAGGGTGCAGTACAAAGTAGAACCAACAGTACTGCTAGTTGAACGCGCCACCTTAGAGATGGCTTGAGCTTCAGCATGGAGTACAATGTTTGTTTGAGTGTCGTTGTTAGTTTTTGGAGGTGTACCATTATAAGAGAAAGAAATAATGTTATCGTCTTTGACAAGTAATGCACCAACCTTACGGTCTTCAGCATACGATTGTTGTGCAATCAAGTCAGCAATTTTGAGGTAGAATGTGTCCCAGTCAAGCTGTGATTTCATAGGTATTCCTGATAGTTATCTTCGTACTCACTTGCTATTGCAGAAAGCTTCTCCATCACATCAACAAGAAGTTCATCTTGGAATGTATTATTTGGACGTTCAAATAGCAAAGTAATCTTTACGTAGTCTTGGTCATTCTCGATAATCATTTAAGTACTCCATGTTCTTTATCCCACTTGTTGTAGTTCATTAGTTTAAGGTCATAGGCACGAGCAATGTTTGTTCGGTCTAATTCCCATTGACCTGACAATAGGTTAAGCATACACTGTAGTTGACCAATTTCTGTTTCAAGATGGTGTTTATTAGTTACTCCTGTTTCAGGATGAGGATGATTTAAAGTAAAACGAAATACTTTACTGATAGCTTGGATTACTTCAGCACATTCTTCCTGAGCCGCTACGGGAATAAGATTCATTGTTCGATGTCCTCGATGTTTACGATCTGATATGTTTCGTTCTTGTTGAGTTCTGATGACATAGAGTCAATAAGGTATTTGACCTCGTCCTCAGTGGACTCTTCAAGAAATAATACTACGGTTACTACTGTTTGCTTTTTCATGGTATGTTCTCTATAAGGTACCGTCTGGGGAATTTATGTCCCGATTCTCTCAGAAGCAAGGCAGAAATAGTTGTGCATTAAGCGAGCAGCTTCAGCATGTTGAGCTATTGCAATACGTTCTTGAGGCATATCATCAAAGTGAAAGATGTTTGTTTTATCTTGCTTGAGATAGTCAATAAACGTTTCATATAGCTCACGCATTTCTGTTGCTACAATTTCTTCTGCATCGATTTCTACAGTGTGTTTCATTTAAAAGCTTCTTCAGATGTTGGAAAGATAAAGTTATCGATAAGCAGTTTACCTTCGCTACCAAAGCCATTGAGAGGCACTACGAAGTATCGTACAGTTGTATACAGTACATCCTCTGTAGCACCACGAGGCATACCGATCTGAATAAGAGGTTGGATACTCTTTACTTTCATTTGAGTTACTGTATCTTTATCACGTACATATACAGTATCACCTACTTTATACTTGTGTTCAAATGATGATGTGTTCATTAGTCTTTTCTCAGGTTGTTACTCATGTTGTAGTACAGATGACTCTTGGTAGCTTTCAGTGTGATGATCAGTTGAGTTTCTAACTCATGCATCTCTTGATCGGTACCATAGGCTAGGATTGTACGGATGAATCTTGAGGGGCATTCATTGTATTCTGCGATAAGGCTTTCACTGCTGCAGACATATCCATCATCAGCTGTTCCCTTGTGCTTTCCGATATACTTTCTATCGGTGTCTTTGTTTGTCCAAAGATAA